CATCTTGTTTTAATTGCTGTTCATAAATATCTGCTAATTTATCTCTTTTTATATCTTCAGGTGTTCTGCTAGCCATAACTTAATTATTTAAAGTTTTTATTAGTAGAAGATGGTTTAGTATATTTAGTGCCTTTATTTTTCTCTTGATATACTTTAATAGTCTTACTAGCATTTTTAGCGGCATTTTTAGCCTTGTATGTAGCTTCGATAAATTCTTTTTTCTTAAAGAATTCTTGTTGACGCTTTGCAAATGATCTAGGAAATAATGCGATTAATGTATGCGCTAATATTGATGTTAACATATCTTTATACTCTTTTATATTATTAATTATCGTTATACAGTAAAAAAGCCCTTTTTACCTAGGGCTTCTTTTTCATAAAATTGGGTTTAGATATCTTAGGCACTTTACTATTAGTACCTTCGGTTTGCTTTTTCATTTCTTCATTCTCTCTAGTATTAAAATCATTAATCTGCTTAATGTAAAATCTTCGGAGCCATACTGGAAAGGAATACACGCTCTCCCACGTAAATCCTCCTTTGCCATGAAATACTAAATTAAATATTTCCGTATGCAGAATGGGCCTATAGTTAGGCCCCAGGCCAAAAGAAATCCACTCCAACAGGTAAATTTAATTTACCCTCGTATAAACATTCTTGGCAAGTAAAGTCCATATTAAAATCTATTCCTGGTGAGATTGTTTTAATATGCTCTCTTAATGCTCTTGAATCTTGAGCAAATAATTCATTATCAACAAAATGTATAATTGACACTTTACTAGTATCGCCATCTATTGAAGTAATGATAGATTTTAATCTTGTCGTTAAATCTTTGCTGATACCTGATTTATTTGTCTTTTTAAGATTTTCTAGATCTAGCTGAATTTTCTTTTCATCACCATGGGTAAGTAACTTAAACGTAACTTCTCTGTTTGTTGTTGGAAGTATAAATTTAAATTCATTAGGGGCAATCATTTCAACTTTATCAATATCAAATTCCTTTTCATTTAATTGAGTTAAATCAAAAGATACTTTAGATTCTTTAGTACATTCTGGACAAGTGCAAGTTGCTTCATATAACTTACCATATCCTAATATTCTTGATGCAACCATTATAGCATCTTTGTCGGCTCCAATTAAATCATTATATTTAATGGGCGTTACGATTAATGCTTGAAACAATTTGTCTAATACAATTCCTTGTTTAATTAATGATGGAGTCGTAAGAATATCTTCTTCTGACGCTGTCATATATTTTAGTTCAATTGTTCCATTTCTTAATGGCGAATCTTCAGAATATAATAATCCTTTGGATGGCAAAGATATTATCTCTGTAGGAAAATTATGCTTTTTAATTTCATTCTGGTTATAGTTCTGAATAAGACTGTTTTTTAATTCCTGGATTGATGTTTTATCCAATGGATAGTTTTCGTTTACTATTTGTGTCATAACGGTTTAATTGGTATTATTTATTATAATTATCTCGGATAATAGATATTAGGCAGCATTTATCTTAGCTGCTAAATCTAATATTTCCTTAGATTTAAGTCCAACTAAACTACCTTCTCCTGTTGCAGCAAGTAAAGAATGTGCATGTTGTAATCCTGCTGCTCCATGTAAAGCACAGGCTGCTAATAAACTCATATATATAAAATGCGACATATCGTACAATTCTGAAGACTTATCATGAGCATTTTGAAGTTGATATTTTTCTGGGAATGCTTTTTGTAATAAAGCCCCAATACCACCTATATACGCATCTTCTAATTCTTCTCCCCACTTTTTAAGTACATCACCAACTATAGTTGTAGTATATTCGCCAATCGAAAAGAAATTAACTAAACCATTTATTGATTTGCCTAAAATGCTTAACAATCCCGGAGCACTTGCAACTAATCCAGCAGCTAAGGTTAATGACTCATCTAACTCGCCGTCTTTAGGACTAGGCGTAATTTTAGATTCGCCCTGTTTTATTATTTGTATAGAATCTTTAAATGCTTTAATAATATCTTTAGCATCTACTTGTTCTTCTTCTTTTAATAATTTCTTGTATTGAGATTCTGTAATGATTCTTGCTGTTCTTTGAAGATCTAATCTTTCTTTTAATGTTAAGTTCATATTAGTGTTTATATTTTATGCTATATTAGATATGTCTTGTTGTGTCGGTACTTTTATATTATTTGATGCAATCGTATTCATAAGGTCTATAAAATTTTTCTTTTTTTCTTGACTATTACCTTTTAATGAATTCATAACATCTTTAAAATGTTCATTACCTCGAATCTCTGGATTATTCATCATTTTATTATAATCTTGTTCAGTAAAGTCTTTAGTTTTAGCATCGTATATTTTTGATTTTTGTAATAAATATCTTACAGGTTGAAGTCTGTTAATAAATTCTGAAGGTGTCGTATAATAATCAAATTCTTTATCACCAGACTTATATTCTTTAGATTGACTACCGCCGCCTGTATATTTATAAATTTTTTCTTTAGTAGCATCAGGTATTCTAGTACCGCCAGCATCAACTGCATGACCTAATTCATGGGCTGGTATTGTTTCATATCCAGGGGTATTAAAACCTTTTTCAATATAAATATTTCCTTGTTTATCATATCCCTTTTTATCTGAAGCAGGCTCATATTTACTTTTAACCCATTTTTGTTGCCCATAATCCCATCGCTCGCCTTCATATTTTTTAGGTATAAACATTCCAGATACATATCCTGACTCTTTTGCTATTGCATTAACAAACTGCGTTTTATTTTTTACGCTTTGTAAATTACTAAGTCTAACATCTCTTTCACCTTCGATCCATTTTTTATCTTTACCAGGAAATTCTTTTTGTAATCTCTGTAAATATTGCGGTGATTGCAAATAAGAATGCCACCAATCATATTGACTTGCTAATTCTTTTTTAGCTTCTGGACTTGCTTTCATTACATTTTCAATTGCAGGCTCTTTACGTAAAACGTCTCTTTGAGCGGCAGTTAATGAAGGGCTACCTAATACTGCTAATGCAATACCTGCAGTTAATAATCCTCGCCTTGCATAAGTTTTTATTTTATCTATTATAGAATCAAATGATCCTTCATTTAAAGAACTAAGTAAATCATCTACAATATCTTGTTCTTTGTTAGATAATTTATTAGATTTTTCTTTTTCAAGTTCTTTTAAATCTTGGGTTATTGGCATATCATTAATCATCATATCTTTACCATCTTGAAATCCAACGATATTACCTATCTTTAATATCTTACCACGTGAATCTCTTAATGTTAATATAATATTACCTTCAGGCTTAATATAATTATCTTGAAAAATTTCTATTATATCATCTGCATCCCATTTACCTGTAAAAGTAGTTGGTTTAGAATCTATATCAAAAGTAACTTCTTTTTTTGTGTTTTTATACGTAATGGTTAATTGATAATCTTTATATGAATTACCTGATCGTTGAGTATCTTCAGATAATCGCTGTTTATATTGAGATTCTGTAATGATTCTTGCTGTTCTTTGCAAGTCTAATCTTTCTTTTAAAGTTAAGTTCATATTAAATGATTTATTATAATTATATCAATCATGAAAAAGGCCCGCATTTTATTGCAAGCCAATTTCGGAGTAACCTCGGGAAAAGGTAATATTGTTATATTGTTTATTAAAGCATAATATCTGCCGTTTCAGGCAAACTATCAACAAATTCAAGTGCTTTGTTTACATCATTAAATTCAACCGTATATTCATTTCCATTATCATTAACTAAGATATGACATATAGGCGCAAATTTAAACCAATCTTTTATTTCTTTCTTTTCAAATTCTCTACCACTTAAACCTTTTAAATAATAATCATCATCAAATGTATCAATATACTGTTGTAATGCGGTTAGTGCTTGTCGTAGCTCATTTATAATTTTTTTAGGGATAGTACCACGTTCGCTCTCATAAGATGCTTCAGAGAATTTTTCCATAACTTTATTAAAAGCTTCCCATTTAGCGGGTTCTTGTCCATTATAGTTGCGGTTTAATGGTATATATAATAATGGCGTGCCAGTTACTTTATCACCCCAATCTGCATCTTGGTTTTCAAGTGATGTGATTGCCAATTGTATAAATTTAAGAAATTTATCAATATTGCCAATAAGAAGTTTTTTACCGCTACCACTAGTAACTTCAGAAGCTTGATTTAAGATTTTTTTTAATCTATCAAAGTTAATAGATGGAGTCATTTCTTCTTCCTCTTTCAATAATTTCTTATATTGAGATTCATTAATGATTCCAGCTTGTTTTTGAAATCTTAGCTTTTCGTTTAATGTTAAATTCATATTAATTGTTTATTATAATTGATTATTAGATTGAACTAATCCTGTCTTAGCTAACATTTTTATCATATCTTGACCGTTATTAAAAAAGCCATCTAAATACTCAGCATTAAAAGATTCTCTCATATCAAAGTCAGGTGCTTGACACCAATCTGTCATACCTAAAAAGAATTCTTTACCTTTTTCTGTAAATATTACATCATTTAAAGTCATTGCTTCTTTAACAGGGACTTCTTCTTTTTGGGTAGCTTGGAATTCATCCATTACTTCTTGAATAGTTGGTAAAGGCTTACCTGCTTTACGTTCCCATGCATATCCTTCTTTAAGAAGAGATTTTAATTTTATAGTCTTTGACATTTTATTGGTTATTTTAAAAATCTTAGTTTATATAATGTCGAAGCAATTAATTTAACGACATTATCAATTTCGTTTTGCAAATAAGAATCATTTTTAACTGATACCCTTAATTCATCTACTGTATTCATTAATGCTTTAAAGTATTTTATTACTTGAGCATTATTTTCATAATCATTTAAAGCATAATTTTCATATCCTTTTAAAATATCATATTTTCCTTGAAATGATTCTATTAAGCCATCTGTCAAGTCAACAATTTCATCATAATACGTATTCAAAGCGCTATGCTCTGAAAATGAATTAGTTTGAAGATGAAAAACATGTACTTGTGTAGCTGAATGTAGCAGATAAGATACTAGCTTTAAATATTCTTTATTCATAATTTATTTTATCTAACGCAAATATATATGAAACGTTTCAAAGTTCCTAATATTTTTGCTATTTTTTTTATTTTTACTAAAAACTAGAAATTCAATATAGCGTAATCATATGCTATAGTAACTGTAATAGTAACTGCTTCTCCGTCATTTGCCCAATCCATTTCATTGAAATTAACATCTGAACACCAAGCACCTTTTAATACCCACTCTTCTACTTTATCACCTACAGGTCCTAAAGAATTAAAAGTAATGTCTTTTTTGTAAAAATCAGAATAACCATCTCTACCTGTTACAGACTCATGTCCCAAACGAATCCATTCCATAATAGCTTGAGCTCCTGAAGGTACGATTGGATCATATAATGTAATAGAGATGTCTTGCCAACGTGATTTACCTTTTACTTTTCTATCTACGTTGATATGATCTAATACAGTTATAGTTGATGTTAAATTAGGTCTTGCAGCAGCTTTAATAATGAAAGAAGGAATTCCTTCAATATACATAAAGAACCTGTTAGTTTGTTTTGGTTCCCATGATTGGAACATTATTTCCGATGGGTCTAATATTTCTGGCATATTTTTATATGTTTATATTTGTTATTTAATATAATTATTATCGGTCTTCAAAAACCAATACATTTTTATTTTGTGTGAAGAAACGTATCTAATAATGTAGCTATTTGTACGGTATGTAGTTTTAAATCATTATATAATTCGTCTGATAATGATTTTTTACGTTTAGTGTATTCTATTCCAATAATACCAATCATTTTACCGTCAATGCTTTTTAATGCAAATAAATATGAAGATTTGCAATCTGTTTCATTAGCCATATAACGTAATCCATAAGTAGATGTTTCTTCGTCTTTATAATCTACTATAATAATTTTATCGTTATCTAATAATTGATTAATAGATCTGCTGAAAAGATTTATTGGTATATTCTGAAAGTTATGTCTTATTGAATAAGTGTCTTTACTAACAGCCTCATATATCATAGAAAACTTTTGAATTGATTTACCTGTAGGATAAAAATGACCTCCGTTATGGAATTGCGAAATCCAAACTCTATCACAAACAACTTCTTCCATAATAGTATCCATTAATTTACAAATGACTTCGCTATGTACTGCGGCTTCTTTTAATGGGTCTTTAGTTCTTTTCTTATAAGTAATATATCTGCTTATCAGCAATACCGCTACGGGGCTTAATACCCCGGTTAAGAATGCCGTAATTGAGCTAGATATGAATTCGTGTACAATTTCCATGGATTAATATAATCGTATGTTAAAGTTAAGGTTTTGGGTCTAAATTACTTACTTTGAAAGGTTGGATGATATGGTTTGATGGTTGCACCTTTAAATCCTGCTTTATCTTTATAAGCAGCTTTCATTTTTAATCCTACTGTATGAGCTCCTTCACCATTAAGCTTAATAACTGCAAAATCTTTATCTTCTTCCTTTTTTAAAGGCATGATATCTACTTTTAATGAAGGATACTTAGCTTGATCTGATTTAAGTAATGATTCGATTGACTTTAATGCTTCTTCTCTTGTTCCTGCTGGAAATTTTACTTTAAAATATCCTTTTTCTGATATTCCTAAATCTTTAGCTTTAGCTGGTGCTGCTTCTTGCATTTTCTTTTCTGCTTCACGACGTTTCATATAATCTGTCTTACCTGTAGATGCTGGCATTTTACTTTGTTTTTTAGGGGCATCTTTTTTATTAGTAGCATAATCGTCTTGAGCGTGTCTACGTTTCATATAATCTGTAGTTGCTTCTTTCATAGGAATTTTTGTTAAATCACTAAGAGCAATTCCTGTTTTTCTGCCAGTATTTGTATCTTGTAAAGTAGCCTTCGTCCCTGTAATATCTATTACTTTAAATTCTTTAGTATAATCTTCGTCTGTCGAAGCATACTTTTTAGAAACTATATCTCCTATTTTAATTGTAGTATATGTTTCATTTACAGTTTCTTTTCGTATACCACCTTTAAGTATAGTCATTATAGCTAAGAAAGCATCATCAACACTGTAGTCATAATATTTAGCTATATTTTTAACAAACTGCTCTACTTTTTTTCTTAGTTCAGGATTAATGTTTCCGCCAGACACGAACATATCTCCCGCCTCATTTACTTTATTAGTAGATCGTTCTGATAATACTTCTTTAATGACTTCTTGAATCATTTTAGTTAGTTCTGATTTTTTCATAGTTTTATTTTCGTTAGCATTTATATGTAATGCTGCTAAGTATTTATTTAATGCTTCTTTAGTGCCTTTAGTACGGCCGACTTCTTTACCGGTATCTTTTTTAGTAACGATATATTGGTCACCTTGTTTATGATATGAATATGGCATATTGATTTATGTTTCTTTATTATATAATTATTACCAGGCGCGGCAACTCCAGTAGCGAGCTGATGTTCTGTCTTTAGCTGTATTGCATTTATGACGTGCTCTAAATGATTTTCTTCGAGCTGGTATATTTTTCTTGATTCTCATGTTAGGATCGCCAAAGTTAACTTTAATAACATTACCTTTTTCATTCTTAACATATACTGATCTTTTCTTAGGGCCGTCTGGAGTTAAGAATGGTTTTCCTAATGAAACTTTTCTTCCTTGGTATTCAGCTTCTCCTATTATTGGATTAGCTTTAAGTTCTTGAAGAAATTTAATAGCGCAAGAATTACACATAGTTTGTTCGCTCTGTACTTCTTCTAAACATTCTTTAATTAATTGAGTAAGTAGTGTACGGTTCATATTTTCAAATTATACGCCTTTAATATAAATATCACGACCATAAAAAAACAGCCCTATATTTTTTAGATATAGGACTGCTTTCTAAGTTAAATTAGTTATGCTATTTATTGAAACTCAGCTCCGGTTGGAGTTAAATTAAAGTTAATAACAATAAATTCAGCGGTTTTTGCAGGTTGTAAATAAATGTCACCTACTAATAAATTTCTGTCTATTTGAGCAGGAGTGTTATTAGTTTCATCCATCACTACTCTAAATGCATATAAACCTTGTCTTTGCTGTATTGATTCCAAATAAGGATTAACGATACTTAGGAATCTATTTCTTGTAGCAGCAGTATTTTGTTCAAACACTAAATATCTAGAAGTAGATGCAATGTATTTCTTAACCGTAATTAATAATCTTCTTACATTTATTCTATCTAATGCGCTAGGTTTTTGTTGTAAAGTCTTTTGACCCCAAGCACAAATACCTTGACCAGGAAATGAAGCAATTGGATTAACTTGATTTTCATATAATGTATCACGCTCTGAATGATTTAATTTAGTTTCAATATTAATAGCATCTGTAATACCACCTCTATTTAAACCTGCTGGTGCATACCATTCTGCAGCTACTGAATCATTATAAGCTAATACGCCAGGCATTAACACGCTTGGTGGAACCCAAATTGGTTTATTAATAGAAGCATCTAATACTTGCATCCAAGGATAATATGTTGCAGCATAATTGCTATCCATATTAGTTGTTTGATTTGCAGCGGTTGCAATAGAATCTCCGTATGCAGTAACGTCTACAATAGTAAATGTATCTTGACGATTTTCTGCTGTCGATATCATATAATCTGCAACATAAGGGCATAATCTTCTGATTACTCCAGGTGCTAATAACATAT